ATGGACCAGTCGCAGATTGACAAAAGAGAGAAGCAAAGAGAAGAAGCTAAAGCAGACCGAATAAGTCTTGGTAATACTCAGCAGTCTAAAATGATTGAGCAAAGGAAAAGAAATTTACCAGCACAAAACTTTGAGTCTAATGAGGACAGCTTAGATGGCTTTGATTTGTCTGAGTTTTCTCCAAGATAAGAGTCTAAAAGAGCAATTAAAATAAGTATTAACTTTGTAAAAATTAAATTAAATGGAAGAGAGTAAGTTTATAGTAAAAGATGTTACTGGGGTTGAGAAATCAAAAGTAGAAATTGAAGAGCAACTGCTAAAGAAACATGAAGAGAAGTTTGAACAGGAGGAGGCAATCCAGCCAGAGGCCCCTGCCGAATCAAGCATAAATGATAGTGACGTTCTTTCTTATATTAAAAATAGATACGATAAGGACATCGAGTCAGTAGACCAATTGTTTGAAACAAAAGAATCAAATGAAAAGTTACCTGATGACGTGTCTGCATATTTTAACTACAAAAAAGAAACTGGTCGTGGTATCGAAGATTTTGTAAGGTTACAAAAAAACTTTGATGACATGGACAGTAAACAAATACTAACTGAATACTATACGTCTACAGAAGAAGGATTAGATAGTGAGGACATCAAGGATCTTATTGAAGATAAATTTTCTTATGATGAAGACTTTGATGACGAAAAGGAGATTAAGAAGATTCAGTTAGCAGAAAAACGAGAACTTGTAAAAGCGAAGAAGTTTTTAAATGATCAAAAAGATAAGTATAAAGTTCCTCTTGAGTCAAGTGGGAATGGGCTTTCTGATGATGATAAAGAAAAGTTCAATAGCTATAAGAGTTATATAAATGAGTCTAACACTGCAAAGGAAGCACAGAAAAAAAGGTACGACTATTTTTTAGAAAAGACCGATGAGGTTTTTAACGATGAGTTCAAAGGTTTTGAGTTCAATGTCGGAGAAAAAAGTTTTACGTTTAAACCTGGTGATAAAGATGAGCTGAAGAGTAAACAATCTAACGTCAATAATTTCGTAAATAAATTTATGGATAAAGACTCAGGATTGATGAATGACGCTGAAGGTTATCATAGAGCTATATCTGTTGCTATGAACATTGACAAATTTGCTGAATTCTTTTATAACCAAGGGATGACAGATACTGTAGATAATGTTACTAAAAAATCAAAGAACATTAATATGGACGTGCGTCAGACCCCACAGAATTTCAGTAAGGATGGATTGAAGATTAGAACTGTTGGCGATTCGAGCAGTGGTAAAGGACTCAAAATTCGAAGTATTAAAAAAATATAAAATTAAAAACCAAAAAAAATGAGTGTAATTACACCTCCAGGGTTTGACTTGCAACCAAGTGGTCAGCAAGTAGCCTTAGCAACAAACTACATTAATAACTTTGATTTCTTGAATCAGTATCTTCCAGATACATACGAGAAAGAATTTGAGCGTTATGGTAACAGAACAGTAGCATCATTCTTAAGAATGGTAGGTGCTGAAATGCCTTCTAACTCTGACCTTATCAAATGGGCTGAACAAGGAAGGTTACACACTAAGTACACAGCATGTACGTCTGCAGCAGCAGCAGCAGCTAACGTAGCGGTATGGACTATTCCTACAGCTCAAGTTAACCCAGCTGCTCCAGCATCTTCTGCTCCAGCAAATGGATTCACAGCTATTAGAGTTGGTCAAACAGTTATGATTTCTGATGAGACAGCAGGGTCTGTATTAAGTAACAAAGCAATTGTTACAGCGGTTTCTGCAGCAGCACCGTTTACGGTAACTGTAGCGTACTACGAAGCAGGTGGTCAGGCAATGGCAGCAGCTACAAACAGTAGTATGTTTGTTTATGGTTCTGAGTTTGCTAAAGGGCAAGAAGGAATGCAAGGTTCTATCGAAGCTCAAGACTACATTTTTGAAAACTCTCCAATTATCATTAAGGACACTTACGAAGTAAATGGTTCTGACATGGCACAGATTGGATGGGTTGAGATTCAAACTGAGAACGGTGGAACAGGATACCTATGGTACTTAAAATCTGAGCACGAAACAAGACTTCGTTTTGAAGACTATCTTGAGACTGCAATGGTTGAAGCGGTTCCTGCAGAAGGTGGTTCTGGTGCAGCAGCAGCAGCAGCTCCAGTAGGAAACAAAGGTTCTGAAGGGGTGTTCCATGTAGTAAATACAAGAGGAAATGTATGGAGTGGTGGTAACCCAGTTGCTCTTTCAGGATTTGATAGTGTAATACAAAGACTTGATAAGCAAGGTGCTATTGAAGAAAATGTAATCTTTGTTAACCGTCAGTTCTCTTTCGATATTGATGATATGTTAGCAGCACAAAACTCTTACGGAGCAGGTGGTACTTCATACGGTCTTTTCGATAATGATGAAGAGATGGCTCTTAACTTAGGTTTCACAGGATTCAGAAGAGGATATGACTTCTACAAGTCTGACTGGAAATACTTAAACGACCCTACTATGAGAGGTGGTTTAACAGGTGGTGCAATCAATGGACTTATGGTTCCAGCTGGTTCTACAACTGTATATGACCAAATCTTAGGTAAGAACGCTAAGAGACCATTCTTACACGTTAGATATAGAGCTTCTGAAACTGAAGACAGACGTTACAAGACTTGGATCACTGGTTCTGCTGGTGGAGCAAGAACATCTTCTTTAGATGCAATGACAGTTAATTTCTTATCTGAAAGAGCTGTATGTACCTTAGGTGCAAACAACTTCTTCTTATTTAGAGACTAAATAACAATTACGGGGGAGGAGCAATCTCCTCCCCTTTTTTTAATTCTAATTAAATTATATTATGGCAAAAAAAGTTAAAGCTGCTGTTACAAAACAGTACAAACTAAGAAGAGACGTAGCACCATTGTGCTTTATGTTAAACTCTCACCACAACAAAAGATCCCCGTTACTTTATTTTGATGAAGAAGCAGGTATTAACAAACCACTTCGTTATGCTAAAAACCAGAAAAGCCCTTTTGAGGAAGAGCAAGATGGTAATGCTATTATGGAGCCTATCATTTTTGAGGATGGATTTTTATCTGTAGATAGAACTAACCAAGTTCTACAAGAGTTTCTATCTTACCACCCTGGTAACGGAATGATATTTGAAGAGATAGATGATGCTAAGGATGCAGCTGAAGAGTTAGAGATAGAAGAATTAATCTTAGACGCTCAATTATTAGCAAGAGATTTAAGCATTGAAAAACTTGAAACAGTCTCAAGAGTTTTGATGGGGGCTAATGCAGATAAGTTAAGTACGGCAGAATTGAAAAGAGATATATTAGTTTACTCAAGAAACTATCCTGAAGATTTTATTAATGTACTAAACGACCCTGCGCTACAGATGTATGATGACGTTGTTCAGATTTTATCTAATAACTTACTATCATTAAGAAATAAAAACAGAGACGTTTATTTTAATTTACCGAAAAATAAAACTAAGATGTTGACAGTGCCTTATGGTGAAGACCCTAAAGATATTGTCTCCTCTTACTTTCAAACAGATGAAGGGGTAGAAACATATAAGCTATTAATTAGTGCAATGAAGAAATAACTTCTTGCGACATACTACAAAAGGAACACTCTATTAAGGGTGTTTTTTTTTGCCTATCTTTGCGCTTTATTAACCCATTAAAAACTTTTTATAAAATGGAAAAATTTCTTAAAATTTTTGTAACTAACACTGACGCAACATCAGGATACAGATATGTTAGCTTGAGTGATGTATTACAAGTAGTACAAGCTTCAACTACAGAGGTAACTGTAACTTACAGAAATGCTGTTGCAGCTTCAGACGTTTTAACAATTACTCATGATGCTATTGCAGCTAATGCACATACTATGAGAGATTGGTTTACTGACAGTATGGAGGTTGCTTACGCAACAAATTGGCAGAAGTCAGCTATTAATGCTAATTCTCCGCTACCACTTAATGCGGCAGGTACTGCTGTTGTAACAATAACAGCTATTGCATTAGCATAATTAGTTTACTTTTACATAAAACTAAGAGAGGTCTACTAAAAAAGTGGGCCTCTTTTTTTTTGCTTATCTTTGTAAAAATGTTTATACAATATGGCGGCATCAATAAACGAGGTAAGGAATACAGTCTTAGCAATAGCAAATAAAAATAATTACGGGTACATATCTCCACAAGATTTTAACCTATATGCCAAGCAGGCTCAAATGGATATGTTTGAGGATTATTTCTACTCCTATAATAATTGGATTGTAAAACAGAATGCAAGGTTATCAGGGATAGGGTACGCTGACATTGTTAAGGGATTGGTTGAGGTTATAGATAGTTTTTCTACCCAAGTATTCTTGCCTCAAGTTTCTTCAAACATCTTCTCACTACCTAATGATTACTATCTAATAAACAAGTTGTTCTATTATTCAACGCCATTGTTTACAGGTACAGCAACAGCGACAGGCGTAGGACAACTAATAGATGCGGCAGCCATAGGATGGAGCACTATACCAGCGTCTGCACCAACACCTCCAATAGGAAGCATAGTGGTCAACACGACCACACTCACAGAGGCTTATATAACTGGGGTGGTTGACGGGACTACTGTCACGATAAGTAATGATATATTTACAGTAATAGGTGAGAGCTATGTCATCTATTCAGACACTAAAATTAGAGAGGTAGAACGAGTAAGTCAAAACAAAATATTTTTACTAACTAACTCTATGCTTACCGCCCCTACTAAAACATACCCTGCGTATGTGTTGGATGGTAACAATGTTACGGTATACCCTTCTACTATAATTAACGCTGGTGCTATAAGGTCTCAGTATGTAAGGTATCCTCTTGACCCAAGATGGACTTACGTAAACTTAGGTTTAGGGGAACCACAATTCGATCCAACTCAACCTGACTTCCAAGAGTTTGAATTACCAAGTTCTGATGAGCCTACATTGATTGCAAAAATTTGTCAATACGTTGGTATAGAAATAAGGGAAGCAGACGTATATAACTTTGGAAGAACAGAAGAGGGAACTGAAACACAAGAAACAAGCTAAATATGTCATACATTACAGATTACCAATACTATGAGAATAGTCAAAATGTACCTACAGATGCAAACTGGGGTTCATACCAATACGTTTGTTTAGAGGATATCGTTAATAATTTTATGTTAATGTATCAAGGGAACAATGAGATTATAAACAACGTCAACCGTTACCAAGTTTTATTCCACGCAAAGAGAGGGATTCAAGAATTGAATTACGATGCGATGAAAGAAATAAAAATCTTAGAGTTGCAGGTTTGTGATCAGTTAAGGTTTGTGTTGCCTCCTGACTATGTGAATTGGGTAAGAATATCTAAGCAAGAAGATGGTATGCTTTTCCCTATGACTGAAAACATTCAGACAAACTGGAGTAATGCTTACTTACAAGACAATGATTGTAGAATACTGTTTGATGTTGACGGTAATGTATTGAGGCCAAACAATTCATTCTTTGATATACAGCGATTAGAAGGACAACAAAAGAATATGTACTTAGGTACAGGTCCTTATAACGGACAAGAAGGGTACTGTATAGATGGTAACTGGGCTTTTGATTATGCTATAGGTGCTCGCTTTGGATTGAATACAGAAACAGCTAACGTAAATCCTACATTTAGTATTAATAAAAAGGGTGGCGTAATAAACTTCAACTCAGGAATGTCGGGTAAATTTGTAGTGTTGGAGTATGTTTCTGATGGCTTAGAAAATGGTGATGACTCAAGCGTAAGCGTGAACAAATTATTTGAGCAGTTTATATATGCGTATATAAAGTTCTCTATTTTAAATGGAAGGTATGGGGTTCAAGAGTACGTTATTAATAGAGCAAGAAAAGATAAGTCCTCGTTGCTACGAAATGCTAAGTTAAGATTAAGTAACATTCACCCTGGTAGACTCTTGATGAATCTAAGAGGCCAAAACAAATTGATAAAGTAATATGGGAGATAGTCGAACAACTTTTATAGCGGGTAAGATGAATAAGAGCGTTGATGAACGCTTAGTTCCACCAGGAGAATATGTAGACGCTTTAAATGTTAGGTTAGGTTCTACAGAAACTACTGAGATTGGTGCTGTAGAAAACTCTTTAGGTAATAGTCTTTTAACTAACTTACAATTCGCAGGACAAGACTTGGTTGGGGATGTTAGGTGTATAGGAGTATTTGAGGATGGTATCAATGAGACCCTGTACTGGTTTGTTCATAATGAAAACAATCCAAACTCTACAGAGACAGGTGTTGTAGATTTAGTTGTGTCCTATAATACTAACTCTGGTATTTTAATTTACCACTGTATAAGTACCTCTGTCTTAAACTTTAATTTTACTTACTTAATTACTGGAGTATCTAAGATAGAAGACCTGCTGTTTTTTACAGATGACTTAAACCCACCAAGGTGTATAAATATTACAAGGGATTATGCTTACCCTGGCCCTGGACAAATAGATGATGTATTTGTAGAGGAAGATGTTAGTGTAATAGT